GCCAAGCGTCCACTCGTACCTGATTCGCCGATCGAAACCCACCATCCGAAGCAGGGCGGTCATGGCTCCAGCTCGAAGAATGAAAACACGTGCCCAGCTCACAAGAGCGACTGGGTTCTTTACCCGCAGCAAGAATTCCCAGGGTACTCCGTGCTGAGGCTGTTCGATCGGCGCCCACAGCTTTGGTTGTTCCGCTGCAGCCAGTGGCAGGACGGCATCGATCAGGTCGCCTGAAACCGGGCATCCAGCATCAAGAAGCTTGAAACCCTGGTAAAGGGCCAGGCGTGCAGGCATCAGATCATTCGTCACCATCATGTGTTCACCATCCCTTCGGTCTCTCGCGTCTTATCCACCCCTCCTTGCGCTTGTCCCAGAAGGGCACCCCGGCCTTTTGGCACTGTTCGGCCAGATCCTCGATCCACTTTGGTTCGCACGGCCTGGCACCTGGTCCCGTCTCCGGCCCGGCGATCACCCAGGGGAACCGCCTCAGCATCGCCTGCGCCCAGTAGTGATCGCAGCCGGGCGATACCGGCGTGCACCCACGGATCGGGTTCCAGGACACATCCCACCAGTCACTCGGGTTGCGCGCCACCAGCGCCTCCTTCCGCCTCAAGCTCCTTGATGCGCGTCAGAAATTCTTCTCGCTCTTCCTCCAGCGCCCCAATTCGCTCTTCAAGTTCCTCAATCCTGGCTATTGCCTCACGCAGGCCGTCGGCCAGCGCTTCAACCGCATCCCTGCCTTGGGTCTCCAGGCCATCGATATCACGATTGGTCCAGTCCATTCCGGCATCCTTCACACCGTTCCCTCCCCCGGGGGGATTGTCGCTCCAGCCAGGAGCGAAAATCGTCGAGCCAGTCCAGTGCCTCAATCGCATACCGGGGTAGTTCCGGGTCTAGGCCCCAAGAATCTTCATAGCCCGCCTCGGACAAAACTGATCGTATCTCCTTAAGCACCTTAGTGGCATGCGCGTCGCAGAACGCAAGCACAACAACCCCGGGTTTTTCACACAGGAGACATTCATGCGACGATGACATTACTTCCCGCTCCTCTCGGCCCGTTGCCGCCCTTCGGCCAGCAGCCCAACCCGCCGCAGTTCGGTATCGTCCAGCCGCATTCCCTGCCAGCCCGACCGCTCGGCCAGATCCGCGATTCGGGCGGCAAGCGACAGCGCCGTGCGTCCTTCCGTACCCTCGACGTACATAGGGATGCCGAAATCGGTCAGCACTGCGTGGGCGGCGTCGAGGGCCTTCACGAGCGCCTCCACGTCCTCGTGCTCAAGCGCGTCCAGCGATGGGCACCGGCGCCAGAAGGCGCGAATGGCGATTTCCTTCGTGGGCTTATCCATTACGCCTCCCTGATCGGCTCGTGATGCTTCTTGAATTCCTGCCACGTCCACCGATGTGATAGATTGCGAAACTCACCGAACGTAACCCATCGGAAGTACGCCGACCACACAGTCACTAGGCGGCCAGTATGCTTGTTCCGAAATTGTTTGCCGACCCAGTCTCGGGTCTTGCGAGGCCATTGGGTCACTTCATTTCCCTCGCATTTCCCGCTCATATCTCACTCGTCCCGCCCTTCTTTCCTGCTCCTGGAGCGGTTCGCAATTCTGCGCAATTAACGTCGCCATCCTTGCTTCCGCTCCCACTCCTTCCACGCGGCCACCAGAGCCTCGCCCGCGTCCTTGCTAGGCGGCCCGAGTATCTGCCGGCGATTACTGGCGACGCTCAGACGCCAGACGCCCGCATGGTCCACGTACCACTGGAACCGCGCCAGTCGGTCCTCCGAATATCGTGCCCACCACGTGACGGCGAGGCGCAGTTCGCTCGTGTCACTCATCCCGTTCCTCCCGCGCCACCGGCCGGAGCGCCCGGGCAAGATCCAGGAGTCGCTGCCACTGTCCATCCGGTAGGTGGCTCAGGGATTCGGCAATGACAAAAAGTTGGCGTAGGCGCTCCGCTTGCCACCCGACGTCATTCAGGCGGCCGAGAGCCTCCCGAAGGCGGTGTTCGGCGTCCCTGAGCCTGGAAGCCGCGCCTTCGATGGACTCCACCAGCGCTATCTCCCGTCGCTCCAGTGCCCGGTGTGTTTCCAGCACTCGTTCGGCAAGCGTTTCTGCCATGGCCAATATGTCATTCGCCTTGTCCAGAGCGATATCAGGCAATTCCGCGAATCTAGCCTCGCAACTAGTAAGCAGATTCCCAATCAGTTCGCACATCCGCCCAAAGTCTTGGATGTCGAGCCTTTCGCGCCCCAGAAGACCTATTAACTCCCTTCTGTTCGCCGTCATCGCTTCTCCTCTCGCATTTCCATCGGCCGACCTCGTCCCGCCACCAGCGCCGGCCGCATTTGCCACAACGGAAGGCGATCAGGTCGTCATCCGCGCCGCCCCATTTCGCCCACGTCCGTTTGCAGCACTCAGGCGGATAAACGCGGTGCGGCGTCTCGTTTGACTTTCGTCCGAACACGTCGCCTCCCTTCCCCCAGCTTGGCGCCACCGAACCGTTTGATCTCGAGCAATTGGTCCTGGAGCCCTTGGAATATCCTGAGCAATTCATCCAGCCGATGCAGTTCGCCGTCCCCGGCCAGTTCTGCCTCGAATTCTCGTCTCAGGGCGGTCAACGCCGATCCGAGGGTCCCGTAATATCCCAGCCGCTTCCATCCCTTCCGGACAGCCTTGGTCTTCGGGTCGGTGAATTCGCCCCACTTCTCGACCACGATGTTCAGCCGATCGACTCGCCACACGCGGAATGAATGCTTCCGCCCTCTGACGTCAATCGTGACGGGTATCATCGTCGTTCAGGCCCCTCTCGATCTCGCGGGCGATTCGCCGCATCGTTGCTCGGGCGGTCGCGATGTCTTTGAAATTCTGCGGATGTCCGGCCAGCACCGCAGCCGCGCGCCAATACTCGTCGCGCAGGCGTGCTTTCTGCTCATCGGTCATCTTCGTTGCCTCCTTCCGCCAGTTCCTCAAATTTGGCGAGCCGCGCGTTCCAGCGAACGACGATCTCGCCGCATGGTCCGTTCTGGTTCTTCCCCACGATCAACCTCGCCTTTGGGTCTACACTTCCCCCGTAGGCGCCGGCGTGGGGCCGGTATGGAAATGTCACCGTCAACGCCGCGTCCGCGATGTCACCACTGCCCTTCAGGTCGTTCAGGGACGGCGGCCTGACGGTGGGCTCGCCATCCTCTTTCTCGCCCTCGCCGATTGCCCGCTTGGGCACCTGGCAGAGGGCAATCACAGGTTTACCTGTTTCAAGCGCCAACGCCTTCAGGCCGTAGGCCAGAGCCGTCACGCGTTCATAGACGCTGCGCGTCTTGCTGCTCGGCCGAACCGCCTGAAGATGATCGAGAATCAACAGATCCCACTGGCTGGCGCTGGCCAGGGCATTTCGAATCACCGACCCGACATCGCGCGATCGAGAGTCGAAATACACGCCGGCCGCCAACAGTCTCGCCTGGGTTCTCTCAAGGAGCGCCTGCTGCTCGTCGTCCTGCCGGCCCGTGGCGTAGACTACCAAGGGCACCCGCCAGATGTGGGACGCCACCCGAATCTGCACGAAGAATGGCATCATATCCAGCGAAATGAAGCGCACTCGCTTGCCGGCGCTGGTGGCGGCAATTAGGCAAGTCGTCGCCATCGAGGACTTCCCCATCGACCGGGCGCCGGCGATGATATGCAGCCCAACCTGCCAACCGCCGAAGACGGCATCCAACCCTTGGAAGCCCGTAGGAACTCCTACCAGGCCCCCTTGCTTGACCCGGGCCCGCAATTCCTGGCCATATCGAATATCAGCCTCGTAGAGATCGTCGATTGTAGGTTCGGCCGTCGAGGATGAAGAGATTTTGTCGATCTGGTCTCGTAGATCCTGTAAGTGCTGCAGGTTCGTCGGATCGTCGTTCAGTGAGTCGGCCGCTCGCCGGCAGGCCCGGATGGCCTGCCTAGCGCCAGTAAGCGCCCGGAGTTCGTTGGCGTAAGTCTGTGCTAGGTCGGGGCGCGGGAATTCGTTGACGACATCCACCAGCGCCGGCAACATTTGCGGCTCGATCCGGGCCCGAACCAGGTTTAGGTCGGGGCGTTCCCCAGTCTTCAGGATTTCGGTGATCGCCCGATAGATCGCGCGGTGCGCGGTACCGAGAAACTCGCGTTCACGAAGAGAGGCGAGCGCTTCTCGGACTGACGGATGGTCGGAATGGGTGAAAGCCAAGCAAAGCATACCCCGCTCAAGGGCAAGATCCCCCATTAGCAGGCGCTCGTTCGTGATAGGCAGGCTCGACATCTATTCGTCCCCTTTCGTCCGGAATAGACGTCGCTGTTTCTCCTGCCGCTCCCATTCGGCCAGATCCGCCTCGATCTCCTGGACGGTCGGCAGACCGGTCTGGGTGCCACGATTCTTCGGGCGTTTGGCGGCCGGCTTGTCCCAGGAGCCGTCCAAAATCTTCCGGAGGGCCTTGTGAGTCAGAAACCACTCGAGGTCGGCGATCCAATTCCGGTCGTTGTTGCCTGCAAGGTGGGGGTGAGGTCCTTTCTCCAGGAGGCGAGTTGTGGCCTCCTGCCAGTGGTCGCGGAAATCCGGATCTCGCAGGCGGGCTTGTACCTTCCGGAGAGCCCCCTTCAAGCCACGCGATTGCTTGTAGCCGTGCGTTTTGGCTACTTGATTCCACGCGTCTATCACTTGACGCGCGTCGTCGAGACTTGGGCCTGCCGACCGTGAGGTCGGCGAAAGTCGACAAGATATAGTATTACTCTGTACTTGTCTGCTCTGTAACATACTGTCATTGGAACTATGTACATGATTCTGTTTCTGATTCTGTCTCTGTATCTGATTCTGTTTCTGCGCCGTCACTGTGACGTCACGGTGACAATTTTGTGACGTCACAGTGACGGCGCATTTTTCGCCCTTCAGTCTCGAACGCAGCTTCCGCATTCGATCTGCGCCAGAGTGGTCGCTCGAAAATTGTCGCGATTCCCACGTCGGCAACGAGTTGTTTTCGGTTAAAAGGCCGGCCGATCGCAATCGTTTCGCCGTCGTTTGCCAACTTTTTGGCGTGATTCTCAGGCAAAACGCGATCGTTTTGTCGTCGGCTGGCAACAACCCCTTCGCCGCCATGCACATCAACATTACGTGCCTACGTTGATCGCGTTCGGGAAGCTGTTGGATCTTGGGGTCTTCCATCCATTCGGTGTAGAGGCGAAACCAGCGCCAGTCACGACTCTTCGACATAGAAACCTCCTCCCCGGCCTACACCGGGTCTGGGCGGCCTACGGCAAGCCGGTCGGGCCAGCGCAGGCCGGGGAGAGGGAAAGCTGTCTCAGGTGGGAATTTGACCGTAGTTCCCCAGACGTTCCCGACTCCCGCCACAAGTCTAGCCTCTCGTCGTTGACGAATCAAGTACTCTTGCGCCGCTGCCCTCGTGTCCAGAGGTTCCGTAAATGGCGGCGCGTCAATCTATACGTCCGCCCGCGTATCGTCTTCTCCAGCCAGTCGTTTTCCCGCGGGCCGGTCGCCCGAAACCCATATCGCAGAAGCATCTCTTCGGCGGCCTCGGGCGACTCGGCCTGGACGATGGCGCTGCTCAGACTGCGGGCAGGCCTGCTCATTCGTCACTGCCCCCTTCGACACCCTCGAACCACGGCGGTTCGTCGTCGGCCGGAGTCGGTGATTCTGGTTTGTCGGTCGCCTCGGCCGGCGCCGGCTCGCCGCCTTCTATGTCTACGATAGACGTTTCAGGCTCCGGCGTGGCTTCGGGTTTCGGGGGTTCTGCCGGCGGTGATTTTTTCCGTCTCGCTTTCGAGGATGCCCGTCTTCGCGTTTTCGACGTCGACCCTATATCACCACTAGGGTCGAAATGAGATCGTGCGTCTACGGGGCGCTGAGGGCTGTTGGGTTCTGCCGGCACGTCCAGGACCTCGGTGACGGACGCCGGCTGCCAATACTGAGACGCGTCGTGTTTCGCAGGCGTCACATCTATCGGGCCGGCGTGTTCTTCGTCGGCGGCGAGGGCCCGCTGCAACCTGTCATCCGTGCTTGTGGGTAGGATCTTGCAAAGTACCCGAATTGCGGTCTTTCGGGCCATCGCGTCATAGTCGGTGACCCACGGGCCGGAATTGGCCGCTCTGGAACGGGCCCGGTGTTGCTCGATCTCGGCCCGGGTCAGGTACACGAACGTCTTGGGGCCGTCCCGCAGGAGGCCGATGGCGTAGGCACCGACCAGGCTACCCCGGTCACCCTGGAGATAGGGCCGATGGACCAGCTTGGCCTGCAGGCCGTACTCCAGTTCGAGGTGGTCCCGCTCGTACACGGTTCGGGCCTCCACCACGAGGACCCGGTCGCTCTGTTCGGCCAGGTGTTTCAGGCCGACATAGCCCGGCACGAATTGGCAGAGCGTCTTACCTGATCGCTTGTCCTTGAATGGGATCAGATATGCGAGCCCCTGGACCCCGAAGTACAATCCCAATTGGGCCGCCTCCATGACCGCGAGGTAGAAGCTTGCTGGCGTGCAGTCGAGCAGCTTCGGGTTGCGGCTCAGCTCCGTCAACGCGGAACGCATGACGCGTTCCACGTTGACGTGTTGCGGCAACGCGGCGGCCAGTTCGGCCTTGCGCTGTTCGAGGGTTTGGCGCAGTGTGAGCGCCTTCTGTTGGATTGTGAGTGCTTTCGCCACGTGGTAACTCCTTTCACTTGATGCGATGGCGTCTGAATACGCGATATACCGTCTCGCCCTTCTGAGGACCACGCTCGTAGACAGGGCGCCTCTGCGTCTTCCACGAAAACGAGAGTCCGCCGGGCAGGATCATCCGCTCGGCGTCGCCCATGGCCGCTTGGATCTGCGCGCGTATGGCGGCCTCGTCCTGCTCCAGTTCTCGTTTCGTCTCGGCGATATCCTCCAGTCGCCGCCACATCTCGGCGAAACAGGGGTCGTCGACCTCGATGGCCTTGCCCGCCTTGGCCTCGGGATAGATTCGCTGGATGGCCCGCTGCACCGCCGGCAGATAATAGTCCTTGATCGGCGGCGGGTCCTGCTGCTCCACCCGACGCCAGAAGTCGGCGGCGACCGGGATCAGGGTTTGCCGAATGAAGGCCTCGTCTCGCTCCACCACCATCCACCGGAAGGCGGCTGGCAGGAGCACGGCTAGAACGATCCGATCCTCGCCAGTTACGAGCATCTGCTGCTGGGCTTGCGCCCACACGTGCTTCGGCGGGCCTTCGTCATACGAGCGGGTGAGCGAAGTTCGCTTGCATTCGACCACCAGAGGTTTGCCGCCACCCTTGGGCCGTACCCGGTAGTCGAGGGTGCACCGGAGGTATGAGTGTTTGCGGCTGGCGAGCAGGCGTTGCTCACGTTGGGGTTTCATCTCGCCGAACTCGCCCTTGAATTGTTGATCAGAGATCAACAGTTGGACGATGGCCGGTTCGAGGGCGAGACCCAACTGTGCGGCCTCGGACGACTCCTCCTCGCCGAGACCGAGCTTGTCGGCGTAGACGGCGAGACTGTCCTTCCACGGATTGAGGCCCATGATGGCGCCGATATCGCTTGCGCCGATACCGCCGCGTCGGGCTTCCAGCCATGCCCGCCGATCGTCGGCAGGGCACAGCACGTTGTACGGCTTGTTGCTCACTTGCGACACTCCTTCCATTTCGATTCCGCCACCGTCTGGACAATAAAGACTCCGTGTCGAATCTCTGCCGGCATGTCTGGTGCCTGCGGTGGCAGGCTCAGGTCGAACGGGCCGTCGGCCACGTGCACAGCCTGGCAGGAGGGACAGATTGCGACGTGAAGGCCCTCGCCAGGCAACCGACGCCATACGAGGTTACCTGGTTCGCCGCATTCCGGACACACGACGGCGTCCAGCCTGCGGACACAGAAACGTTGGGAGGGCATAGGTGGTCCACTTCTCCTTCCGTCTCCAGCCGATTCTATTGTGGCAGATTCGGCCGGAATAGTCAAGCCGGTTTGCGCTATTCAGGCTTGGTTGCCCCGAATAGCGGTTTTTCGGCGGGCTGCCTGCAGGTCACGGTATGCGGCCGATCTGGAAGTCCAGCGGCCGATCGACAGAGCACCGTATCCGTAGCAGATGTGGCCCTTGACATCCTCTGCCCACAATTGGGGCGGGGAGCCCTGCCACCAGAACCGAATAGCGGCCCAACCTCGTTTCGGGTCGTGCACCACGTGCCAGCCTGACGGCAGGCCACCCCGAAGTCCAGCGATATGTTGCATTATGCTCCACCTCCTTCGCGTGGGGGTAAAGGGGGGCTGCGCGCGTGCGCGCGTTTAGTTTTCCGCGTCGGTCTCCCCCTCCATTCCTAGCTCTCTGATGAGCTGGTCGAGGGGGATCCCACGCGGCGGCCGGCCCGAGCGCTCATCGGCCAGCACCCGGGCGATGGCCATGGCGAGCGTGTCGCCAGCACTGTCGTGGTCGTCCGAGATCCAGTCCTCCTCAGCTTCCCAGGCGCGGGCGCAGGCCTCCGAGCACACGCCGTGGGAGACGCCGCGGGCTTGGTCGGGCCGGTAACGGTAGATCGTACCGCAAATGGCGCAGACAGAGATCATTTCGCCTCCCCTCTGCATTACTCCTCTAGTTCGTCATAGGCCGCTTCCCCAGCCCCACAAGTCCTCCGCCTCCAGCTCGTCGTCTTGCGCTGCGAGGTACCGAGGTGGCACATCCCGTAGGGCCGTAACAATCCTTTCCGCGAGCTCGTCGTCCGCCGCACCCACTGTGTACGACACGCTGCATCCGGACTGTTCCGCTACCAGCATAATCTCTCCACTCTCGCGGATTAAAACGCCATGCCCAACAGAGACGGTGGTCCAACTACCACCATCACAAAAACGGAACTCCAAGCCATCAACATCCAATCCGCGCAAGTCTTGCCCCCGCCAGTACTTCTGGACCACAAATGTACCGTCCAGAAATTCCTGCCCCATCATTCCGGGCTGGCACGCCGACGTTTCTCTAAACGCGGCAGCCACAAGACGCATTGCCTCCCGAATATCTTGGGGTTGGGAATAGTCGACCCTGCGAAGGGGCCACATGGGACGATCTTTGAAATATCGCTCTAGGCTGTATTTCGACCAGCAGAACACGCCATCGCGCTCCAGCGCGAGCAACTGAAGCGCAGCGAAATACGCCTTCCGGATGTGGAACGCCTCGAAGAAGCATTGCCCACATCTCTCGATCGTATTCTCGCGAACCGCCTTCAGTAAGGTGTTCCGCGGAACCCGCAGAGACGGGAGTATCTCGGCAAGTTCTGGCATCGTCTGGGCCACGCACTCGGCAGCAATCGGCCCAAACGGCCAATCGTTGATGCGGACGATATCCGCTCTGTAGACTTCCCGCAAAACGGACCTCCGAATGCGAGAGAGCATAGCCTCGTCTGCCTCGATAGCCAAGTAATCCTGGTCATGGCTGTCGCCTTCGGCGAAAGAGCCATAGGGTATGTAAATCGTGGACATCGTCGCTCCTCTCCAGCCGCCCCGGCACAGGGCGGCAGTCGGTCGGGGGGTCAGATCAGGCCCGCGCGCCTGAGCGCGTCGGCCATCACGTTTTCCTCCGGTTCTGGCGGTTCTGGGCACGCCTCCGGCCGCGCCATCGCACGCGCGATGACGTGCGCAGGCACCTCCTCCACGCGCCCGTCCGGGGTCAGCATGTGGTACCAGGAGCCCCGGCGCTTGTAGCCGAAGCTCCTCCAGACCCCCCCGGGCCTAACGCGGAGGATGGTGGCCACGCGATAGGACTGGAGTCCCATCTGCACGGCCACCGTGGCCGGCGTGCCCTCCACCACCTCCGCGTCGCCCGCAAAGATGGTCCACACGCCCGTCTCAGCGGGAATATGGCGAAACACTCGCCGGCCGGCCTTTTTGCCGAGGTCTTCCAACCGGCCCTCGGCGGGGAGCTCAGTCCCCTCCGGGGCTACGAGATCCAGCCCCCACCGCCCGTTGGTGGAGGTGGCCGACTGGATGACCACCTCCGGCACCGGACCCACCCGGCCGGCGACCGGGCCAGTGCCACGACCGACGTACGACAGGCCGCGGCACCCGATCGGCCGGCCGGCGTCGTCGCGGACGAGGGGGCCGGGACACACGAGATCCCGGCGAATGCGCGGCGCCGCCTCGGCGACTAGCCGCGAGACGACATAGATCACGTCGTCCTGCGGCTCCGGCAGGCCCTCGACGTCGCCCATCGTCGGACGGACGACCGGGATTTCCTGATCGTCCACCGCGAGGGAGGGCAAGGACTCTTCGGTCGTTGCCACCCGGGCCACCGTCCCGGACGGCGGCAGGGTCAATAGATGTCGGCCGTCGTGGCCGACGACGACGATCTCGTGGGGGGTCAAATTCGTAAGCTCCATTTCCACTCCTTTCTGTGGCCTGCCTCATCAGCGACGGGAGGCCATTCCCACCGGACGACGAGGGCGTTTCGGCTCGTGGTCTATTCCACCTCCTCGACCACGAGCTCGTTCCGCCAGGACTGCCCCGTCCTGGCGTCCATGTCGGTGGCCGAGTCGTAGCCCGCGTCGCGGGCCAGAGCCTCAACGGCGTCCTCGGGGGTGGCACCCTCGTAGGTGCCGAGGTACGCGCCGGAGTGTCGACTGTGGATCTCGTACCGACGCAGGACGCTGGCCTCAACCCACGCCCGCGAGCGCTCGTCGGGCTCTTTGTACTCCACCTTCTCCGAGCACCCGGGCTGGCTCTCGGTCACCCGGTACCGGCCGCAGTGCCGGCACACGCGGCGAAGCACCACGCCGGCGCCGATGCCCCACACGCCGGGATTCTCCCTGATCCCGCCGACGACCTCGTAGGGCGCGCACCAGTCGTGCTCCCGGCCGTCCGTGCACGGGGGCACCTCGGGCTCCGGACCGACCTCAACGTCGATCCAGCGCCCCAGGCTCTCGTTGACCAGGGTCTCGTGGGTGATGTCGTCCGACCGGCGCATCCGGTCGTAGGCGTCCAGGCGGGCGACCCAGACTGAGACGACGACACGCCGGTCCCATTCGCCGTCCTGCGCCCATTCCTCGGCCTGGCGCACCGCGTCGTCGAGGCTGTCGGCGCGCAGGATCTCCTCACCGCCCCACGTGCCGTCGATCTCGACGACGTAGTGGGTGCGGCCTGCGCGCTCCACCTCGGCGATCAGCGCCGGGATCGCATCCGTTCGGCCGGCGAGACTGGCCCGGCGGGCAACGTATTCGCCAATGGTCTCGCCGGCCCGACGGGCGTATTCATACACATCCTCGGGGGCTATGCGGCCCATCACGTCGATCCATACCTGTTCCATCTCTGTCGCTCCTCTCGTCTTGCCCGGGCAGCACCGGGCGTTCCAGTTCTTGCGTCTCGTATAGCCCACGCTACGGCTTGCGGGGCCATAGCGCGGCCTATAGGCGGCCATGGGGCATCACTCGCGCTCGGCCGCCAGCCGGCGCAGCGTCTCTGCCGCCTCCTGCCGCGACCAGCCCAGCGGGGTCAGCGGCAGGGATCCAGCGTAGAGTAGATATCGGCCAGACATGTCACGGTCCGACCGGATCACGGTCGCGTCGAGTCCCAGCCGCCGGGCCAGGCGGGTCAGTCGGTCCGTCGTGGGGGTATGGTAGGTCATGACTGCTCCTCTCCGATCACGGTGACGCACTCCACCTCGCGCCCGCACCGGTCGCAGCACGGGCGGTATTCCCACTCGTCCGTGGCGAATATCGGCCTGACATCCGGGTGCTCCACCTCGACCGGCAGGCAGTCGAGGCAGTACACCGCCCCGTCATACACCACGGCGTCGTAGTCGTAGGCTCGCATGCGTCGCTCCTCTCTCCCGCCCGCCGTTCGGCGGGCAAAACAAAACGGCCCGTACCGAGGGCCGCCCCTCTCGGGGCAGGCTCCCGGCACGGGCCGGGCGCGCGGGCCTATGCCGGCCCGCCGGCTCCCCGCCGCGCAGGCGGGGCGTTCGTCGCCAGGTCTTGGACCGGCCCGCTAGGGCCGGAGCCCGGGCGCCACGTCAAGGCGCCTGGCGCGCCCGGGTGCCCCCACGAGGGGGCGAGGGCTACGGCCGTGCCTTCTGGCGCAGCCTTTCGAGCTCGATTTTTTTGGAGATCACCTCCTCGTACGCTTTTCTCGCCGCCTCAGTTTTCATGAGGCGATACGCGGTTTTTCCGGGCCACGACCGGTAGTCATTCGTCCGCTCCTGACGGACGTATGCTTGGGCCGCTGCTTGGGCGACCTTGTACCCCCATCTTGCCTCCCGGCAGCATCGGTGGTACCACCGGGAGTGATTGGCGCGGGCGCGTGCAATGGCCTTCTCTGCGGCCTCGACGCCGTTCTGGCCGTGGTGCTCAGCCGCCAGACGAGAGGCCCAGGCCCGACGGACGACGTTGAGGGAATAACCCTCGACGCCGATTACCCACCCGTGCACGGGGCCGTCGTGATATTCGGGGTAGCGGCCCAAGTCGGACCAAAACCGTCTTGATCCGTGGAGATACGTCGGGTCTTGGAACAGGTACACCTTCAGTCCTTGGCTCTCGCCGAGGTAGATTCCTTCTCTTGTGCGGTCCATCGCTTGCTCCTCTCCGCCGCTCTATGGGGAGCGGCCACCCGCGGGCTCTTAGACCCCGGTACCTCCGGGGAGCCCCGCCACCACGCCAAGGTGGCCCGCACGGCGGGGTGCCCTCCCGTCCGGGAGGGCGGAGATCACGCCTCCTTCCCAGGCCGCCATGCCGGGTACGCGTCCCGGACGGCCTCCTCGAATCCGATCAGGGCCTCAGGCGCGACCTTGGCACGGATCGCCATGATGATCCTGCCCCGAGTCGCGGCCTGGGTCAGTGCTGACCCGCCGATACGGCGGGCCGCCCGGCGAGCGGCTCCCACCGCCCGCACGCCCAGGTCGTACGCCCGGGCGCGGGCCCTGTCCCGGGCCGCTGCGCGGGCCCGGGCTCGCTCCCAGGCCCGGCTGGCGGCGGCTGGGCCGTCTTGCCCGTGGCGCTCCGCCTCGCGCCGGGCGTCGTAGGCCCGGCGGATCGCGGTCAGAGGCCACCCGCCCCTGACTATCAGGGCGGGAACCGCTGGGCGGCGGCCCCAGTCCAGATCCCCACCCGCGAAGGGGTTGGGGACGACAAAAACAGGGCACCCGCTACGAGTGTCCTTGACCTTAATCGCCTTGGTCCACTTCTTGCTGCTCATCGCAGCCTCCTCTCCGCCGGCACTACGCGGTCGGCCCGCGGCCCGCCTCACCCGGGCGGGCAGTCTCGATCCCCTCTCGACGGGGCGTGCCGCAGTCCCGATCTGCCCCGCCCTGGCTGCGGCCCCAGGACGGGGCATTCGCTCACTCTCTCCAGTAGACGTAATACAGGAGTCCCCTGTAGGGATCCGATATTCCCAGCCGCCTGTCCTCTGCCGGAACCGCGTCGGGATGACTCACCGGCTGGAGATCGATGACGTAGTCCAACTCCATCTCCCGCAACAAGTCATTTATCGCTCCGGGAGGCAAGCTGGAGGCAAGCGCCCGTTTCAGAAGCGGGATCGGCACGAGATTCCTGCAGTTGCGCTCTGCGTTGATGCGCTCGTATGTCTCGGCCATGAGTTTTCTGGCATCTATTTCTTCTTCTTCGGACCGCTCTTCGTCTTTGACGCGGCCGTAGAGGGCTCTTCCGGCTGCACCGTACGCATTGATGACAACATACTCGGGCTGGCGCCGATGCCAGCCTACAGCAGTCCATGTCTCGTCTCGCAGTTTATCGTCGTAGAGGCGGATTGCGAGCAGTTCTACTTTGCGGCTCCTTGTTGCGATAACAGCGTGCGTAGGACGGGCGTCAAATGTGTAGCTATGACCGTCCCAGTCAAGAAGCCACCGCCGCTCCCGTTCTTGCCTGATGACGCCGCCTGGGATAGGGAAGATGGTCGGATACTTCTGCGCAAGTCTCCCGAGATTCGTCAACGCCCTCATAGTCTCTCCTCCCGTCAGGGCCCCACTGGGGCCAGTGAGTGTCCGTACAGCCGCCGAAACATAGTGCAAGCCTCGTGCCAATGTCGCGCCGAAAGGCCTCAAGGCCGCACCAGGAGCCGCTCGCAGCGAGTTCGGCCACTCCTGCCTGGTGGTCGCTGGTGGGACACAGCGTCCCGACCGGTGCACTCTGGCTGGGTCAGAGTGACCCGATCGGTGCACAGCGGCCGAGAGCCACGACAGTCTGTCGCGGTAGTGAGTCTGGCTGGTGCGAGTGGCGCTTGAGTCGGGCGAGCCATGCCTCAGGACGCAACCGAAAAACACTCGCATGCGGCACCAGGAGCGCCACAGAGGCACACGTATCGCACAAATGGGACAGCGTGTCCCGAAACGCCGGTCACGAGCGCACGCGTGGCAAACGCTGTAAGCGGCTCCAGGAGCGTAGTCCGGCCCGAAATGCGCGCGTGCGAGTGGGAGGAAATCTGCGCGATTTACTACGGGGCTCTATAGAGAGTACGTAGTACTCTCTTAGGAGCCCCTTGTAAATCGCCTAGAGTGAACCCGCGCAAAGGCGGGCTTAGGCGGGCGCGACCGCAGTCTAGGAGCGGCAAAGAGGCGCATTCACGCGAGGCAGCGAGTCGGGCGTGGCGAGGCACTGGAGTCGGTGGTATCGGTGAGCAGAGTCGTGGGATGGGGGGCGATCTCCTACGCAACGCGCCCAGGGTATGGACGCCAGGGCCGTGGGTTCCCTGGCGTTCCATACCTGTAGGCGCAAGACCCCCCTCGCAAATTTCTCCCACCATCGCCCGATTTTCGCCTCGTCCTGGCCCGTCTCGAAATCCTGCGCCACGCCTCGCTGAGGCCACTCCGTGCGCTTGCGCCCCGAAACGAAGATCGACCCCCGGCCTGGCTGGTTGGCTGGACGGACTGCCTGACCGGGGGTCTTGGGCCGGTGGGCGGCTCACTGACGGAAGGAGGCGCCTCGAAGCGGCCGGAGAGGAGCATGATCGGCCGCTCGGGGCTTCTACCTGGGGGAACGGTGAGTTTTGCCCGCCAGCCCTTGCTTAAAGGATAGCGCACGGGCGGCGTCGTTGACAAGGGGGCGGGCTTGGTGTAGGCTGGCCGAGTCGCTCACGCTCCTGTGTCTGTGGCGGCCTCTCTGGGGTTCAGGAGGTCGCCTTTTTCTATTTACACGCGCGGGCGACGCGTGTTGCAGTGCAAAGGGTAGCCTATGCCTTGAAGTGGGGCACGAGTTGACGCGACCGGCGTCGAGGGCGTAGGTTTCAATTGGAGGTGGTTGCCGTTGAGGTGTGTCACGGGCGACGACGTGAGGGGGCGACTGGCGCCGCAGAACCCGGCCGTGGGGACGAGGGACGTGGCGCTGGCGAGCGCGCGGGTGGAACAGGTGAATACTACCGGCAGTCTGGCGCTGGCGAACCGGCTCGAGGATTACAAGCTTCGCGTGCTGGAGCAGATAGAGAAGAAGCTGCCGCCAGAGAAGCTGGTGGATACGCTGGTGGGGCTGCTGAACGCGGAATACCCGTCGAAGTACGGGGGGTTGAGGCCGGACAACCGCACGCGATTGAGGGCGTTCAAGGAACTGAACACGCTGTTGAGCGTGATGACGCCGCAGATCCGGGCGACGAAGGTCGTGATGCAGGAGGGGGAGAAGACGGAGGTGCCGGTTCCGGTGCCGCAGTTGGACGCGTCGGAGTTGTCGGCGACGCTGGACCGGCTGAAGTCGACGGCGAAGGTCGCGGAGAAGCTGGCGCGTGAGAGTGGTCGGTTCGGCGATGATGAAGAGGGGGACGAGGACGAATGATCGTGCGGCAGGGGCGGTATTGGGTGGTGGTGCACTGTCACGGGCCCGACAAGGGCAAGGTGCTCGGCCGGCACGGGACGAGGGCGGGGGCGTTGGCGCAGCACAGGGCGATCATGGCGTCGAAGGCGAGGCGCCGGCGGAAAGGGAGCGGTGGTGGCCGGCGGCAGCGGTAAGCCGTTGACCCTTGAAGACCTGAGGCTGTTGGCCCGGGAGGACCTCTACGTGTTGCTGAAGTTCGTCCTGGGGTACGACCGGTATGTGCCGGAGGTCCACCGGCGGATGTGCGACGAATTGATGGGGTTGAAGCCCGACCGGTGGCTGATGACGCTCTGGCCTCGGGGAACGTTCAAGTCCACCACGTGCAGTATCGGGTATCCGCTGTGGAGGATCGCGCGGGACGCGACAGACCCGACGAACCTCTGGGGCGACAGTCGGGGGCTGATCGTCTGCTACTCGCAGGAGCGGGCGAAGAACTACTTGGCGGAAATCAAGGGGCATCTGACGAACGAGACGAGCCTGTTTTACCGCCTCTTCACAGGCGTCAAGGGCCGGCCGTTATGCGACGTGCCGAAGGGGTGGCCCTGGACGGCGACGCAGATCTGTGTCTCGAGCCGGAAGAAGTACCGCAAGGAGCCGACGATTTCGGTCTGCGGGCTGACGAACATCCCGACGGGGATGCACTTCGACTGGATCATCTTCGACGACCCGGTGGATCCTCGGCTGGTGGACTCGGAGGCCGAGAGACTGACGACGCTGGCGAGATTCCGGGACGCGCTGCCCTTGATGGATCCTGGTGGTGTGGGGGCGGTGGTCGGGACCCGGTGGCACAAGTACGACCTGTACGGGTACATCAAGCAGCACCGGCGGGCCTTCGGGTTCACGGTGCTGGAGAAGCGCGCGTACGACAAGAACGGAAAGCTGAATTTCCCGACGATTCTGAGCCACGAGGTCCTGCGGCAGAAGCGGGCGCAGTTGGGGGCCCGGCTGTTCGCCTGCAACTACCTGAACGACCCGATCGAGGACGAGGAGCGACCGTTTCCGAACATCCTGTGGCGGGAACCGAAACAGATGCCGCCAGATGACTATCAGTTGGCCGTGCTGTGCGACCCGAACGACTCGGTGAACAAGCGGGCGGATTACACGGCGATCGTGGTCGTGGCGCACGCGAGGTCGCGGCATCTGCTGTTCGTGTGTGAAGTATACATGAAGCGCCAGCGGGCGGCCTACACGCCGAGGATGCTGTTCGACATGGCTATCCGAACAGTCGATTCGTGGCTGCCGCGGTTCGAGTACAAGGGCTACAGGAGTTACTTCGTAGGCGTGGTGGTGGAGGCGTTCGGCTTCCAGACGATGATCGCCTCCGAGTTGAACCGGATCATGCTCGAAAATGACCGTTTCTTCCCGGTTCATGCATTGCCGCGGGGGCCGCAGAAGGCCAAAATGGCCCGGATTCTGGGGCTGAAACCCCGGTTCGACGCGAATGGGGTGTTTTTCAACAGCGAATATCGCGATGACGAGTCCATGCAGATCGCGGTGGCGCAGTTGGAGGGATATCCGGGCAGCGATTACGACGATTTTCCCGACGCTTTGGCGCAAGCGAACCAGATTTTCACGCCGATTCGGCGCCTGGAGGACATCAAGAGCGACGAGAGACAGACGAAGACGCGCGAACAGGTGATTCGGGAGCATTGGCAGCGCCGAATCGAGGCCGACAAGCGCAAGGCTTTTCGCCAGAGCGCGATGATCGCCGCCCTGGGAGAGTGGTTCGGCGTGGAAGGGTAGATTTATCACACCGAAACCGAGTATACTGATAGTAACAGAGGATCGAAGATTCAGGAGGGTTGGCATTGGCGTCGAGCCAGGAGATCTTCCAAGCGGTCCTCGAGATCAAGGACCAGATCGGCGAGGTGAAGCACGAGATCGGTGGCTTGTCCGCCAAGATCGAGGCGGCTCGGATGGAGCGAGAAGCCTGCGAGACACGATGCGCCGCCAAGCTGCAGGCTGCAAGCAACGACCGGAACGAAATACGCAAGCTTGCCCTGCAGAACAAGGACGCCCTTGCCACGAGGGCGTCTCGTGCGCTAGGGTGGCTGGACGTGGCGAAGGTGGTGGTGCCGCTTCTGGGGCTTCTGGTGGCACTGAGGCGGCTGGGGGTGCTCTGATGAAGACGGAGCATGAAGTATTCAGTCGTGTGATGGCCGAGGTTTTTCCTTGGTGGGATTTCCGATGCCGATGCGGCTGCGATTACATGATGGTATCGCCGCGGCTTGTGGTCGCCTATTGCCGTTTGGTGCTCGATATCTTGCCGGCAGGAACTCCGTTGGTGGTCAATTCGGGTTACCGCTGCACGTTGCACAACAACACGATAGTCGGAGCCTCGCCTAGAAGCAGGCATCTCTGGGGTGAGGCGATAGACCTTCACAGCGACGAAGTGAGTCCGTCGGGGCTCGCTCAGGCCGCCGAGGCGGTAGCGGAATTCCGTGAAGGCGGAATCGGCGTTTACCCGTGGGGGGTTCATCTCGACGTGAGGCGCAAGCGGGCCCGCTGGGGATACAGGGGCCGGCAGAGAATATCGTGGGAGAAGGCGCTACGTGAATACGTCTGATCCGGTTTTCGTCCTGCTGGTGGCCGTGGCCGTGAGCGGAGCGGTTCAAATCGCACTGGCCGCCGCGCTGGTCTACGTGCTAAAGCTGTACATGGGCGCGGTGACCGGCGCCGGGCGGTATCAACGGAAGTCGGGTGGTTCGACGGAATCGGCGCCGCGCCAAGCCGCAGAGTACCCTTCCCTGGAGATGCCCGGAGGGCTGAGTGAAGAGGCCCGAAAGATGCAGAAACAGCTCCGTTCCGAGCTCGGTATAGACGACGAAGGCGCCCCGGTAGAGCCGGAGGGCGCTTTCGGCTACGTCGATGATGGGAGCGCGTATTGATGGTGGGCCTCGGTGACAGATTGCGGGCCTGGACGCCGATCGGCATGATCCAGCGTGCGATGCGCCAAGTGATACCCTCGGCCCACCCGGCCGAAGGCCGGCGGCCGCTGGTGCAACGTCGATACTCGACGGAATTGTCGGACGAGGACCTGTGCGCCAAGCGCTGGGAGAACCCGCCGCCAGGGCACTTGCAGGCGATGCTTGAAGCCGTGGTGAATATCGAGTTCTTCAAGGGCTACCACTTCACGCAGCGCAGCACCCTCGTCCACACGTCCACCAACAATCTCTCGGTCAGGATCCCGAGCCAGAGCAAGACGCAGAAACACGTGCTGAACATCGCCAACCGGGTGATTCGGGATTTGGTCTCGATGCGGACGAAAGCGGTGCCGAATGTCTCGGCCGAGCCGACGACCTACAACGAGCGGGACAAGGCGGCCGCCCGGGTCGCGAAGTATCTATTGCGCGAGTTCACCGAAAGTCACGAATTTGCTCTGGTGCGGGAAAGGTTGGCCCAGGCGACGGAATTGACGGGAATCGGGGTTTTGTACCCGTACTACGATCCAAGCGCCGGCGAACCGCTGGTGATTCCCGAGTTCACGGGTGAGGAGGACGAAGAGGGCAATCCCGTCTTCGCCACCGATGAGACCGGGCGGCCACGATTCTGGCAGATGCACGAGGGCCGGATCCGGCTGGATGTCGGCGATATCTTCTCGATGCGCTGGGACGCCAGCCAAGAGGATCCCCACGAAGCTTTCTGGGCGATGTTCGGCCGGGTCTGGCACGTGGAATTAGCCCGGTTGCGCTTCAACCTGCCGGACCTCGAACCGGACCAGGATCTGAATTACGCCGACATCATGGCGCACGCCCACCCGTGGCATCTGATGGCGCAATCGGGCGGCGGTTGGTTCGAGGACAGTTACGTCTTCATCAGAGAGTATTTCGAGCGGCCCAGCATCAAGTATCCCGAGGGTCGGTATATTGTGTTCTCGGGGAAGAGCCGCCCGACGAAGGAGATCGAGACCCGGAACCCGTACGGCAACACCCTGCCGTTCACGTGGTTCAAGTGCATCCCGGTTTCAGGCTCGCCGTACGGCATGACGACGCTTCGGATGCTGCGGATGGCCAATCGGGCCATCGACAAGCGCATCAGTAGCTGGATCGACGACGCGAATATCCTTGGCCGCCCCAAGGTCCTCATCAGTCGTAACGCGAACATCGAGATGAGGAGCCTCGGGAATGACGAGGTTCAGGTTCTGGAGTACGACCCGATACTCCAGCAGGCCGGCAAACCCGAATTCATGGTGCCGCCCCCGATGCCGTCGTGGGTGACGGGCATCATCACGATGCTGACGCAGTACATCGATCAGATTTCGGGCATGACGGACATCCTGCGCGGCCTCAACCCGCCAGGCGCCCGGTCCGGCACGATGTTGTCGCACATGATGGAACAGAGCCACAGCCTCTTCTTTCCGATGTTCGTGGCAATCGAGGCGGGTTACGAGCGGGTCTGTCAGCACGTGCTCCGATTGGCCCAGGAGTTCTATGCGGTGCCGCGGATCATCCGGTGCTCGGGGCAGGACATGGAAGACGAGATCATCCTGTTCACCGCTGCCGACCTGCAAGGCTCGGTGGACGTGAAGGCGACGGCAGGATCGGCTGCGCCGAAGAGCCGCAGCCTGCGCCTTCAGATGTTGGCCGAATTGGCCCAAATGGGAGCCATCAACCAGGCCGACTTCAAGCATTTAGCCGAGTTCGCCCTGCCCGAAGAGGCGAACGAGGACAACAGAATCACGGAACGATTGGTCCGGTGGGAGCATCGCCTGATGCTGCGTCAGGGCATACCTCTGTTGCCGGGCGAGCAGAACGACCACTGGTATCATTTGAAGCTGCACAATCGCATCAGGAACCGGCCGGAATGGTTCGAGTTGGACCAGGCTGTTCGCGAGATTTTCGAGCAGCATTGCCAAGCGCACCAAGACTTCCTCCGTCGAGAGTTCGCCGATATTTCCGGAGGGGACACCTTGGCGGCGCCGGGTACAATCCAGCGGGTGATGACGCCCGCCGGCAGGCAGGCCGGTTCGTAGCGATAGGAAGGGGATGACTGAGAAATGCCGATGATGTTGAGTCCGGAGGCGACGAAGGCCGCCACGGAAATGTTGGAGAAGGCAAGCGGCGAAGAGCAGCAGGCGCCCCCGAAAGAGGAGCAGCAGGCGCAGGCAGACGCCGGGGGCGGCGACGAGCAGCAGGCGACTGATGCCTCTTCGCAAAAAGAGGATTTGCCGCCCGAATATACGGCCGTGATGAAGGAACTCTTCCCGGAGGAAGAGGGCGGCGAAAAAGACGACGCTCAAGACCCCTGGCTCGCGACGATCGATCAGAAGCTGGAGGCGCTGGAGCGGGAGAACGAGGAACTGAGAGCGCAATTGCGCGGGATGCTTTCGGGAGAGGGCGTCCCGTTGACGAACGACGGACAAGGCTTCGACCCGTCCGTCGGTGCCGAGCTGACTCCCCAGGCCCGGCCGCAAGCCCTGGACCCTGAGATCAAGGCCAAGATCGAGGCCGTGCGCAGCAACTACGGCGATGAATTCGCCGCTGCGCTCGAAACGATCGCGGTCAAGAGTCAGGAGAAGGCGTTTGCGGCACAGCAGGCGAGCCAGCAGGCGATGATGGCCATGCAGGCGCAGGCACAAGCAGAAGAGGACGCCGAGGTGAAGCGGATGGTCGAAGAGGCCATCAAGCGACATCCGGGCGCGGAATTCTACGACGTGGTCGGCCGCGCCCTCGTCGACAGAGGCCGCCAACCGTTCGACGTCTACGCCAGAGAATCGGCCAAGGCGGTTCGCGCCATGAAGCGGTCGACAGTCGAGAGTGCCTTCGCGCTGGCCATTCGGCAGGCTAAGGAGGCCGCAGCCGGCCGGCAACGAGCCGTGGCCACGAGGGCCGCATCCACCGAAAAAGCCGTCTATTCTCCCGGCGGCCAGAAGGAACGCTCGGCACTGTTGTCCGAGACAGGCCGCGCCAAACTGGCCCAGGCGGCGCTGAAGCTCATCAAGAGCCGAGGCGAAGGATAGCGGCGCATGGAAAGGCGGTGATGGCGGATGGCCAACTTCACGCTATCCGTCCTCGACGAAGTATTGAAAGACGTCGTCCTCCCGGAGATCGAGAAGCTCCTGATGGACGAGACGGGGATCCTCTCGCTGTTCGGCGCCAGGCCCGGCAAGTACACCGGCCGAAAGCAGATCATGGCGCTGAAGACTGACCGCAACCAGGGTATCGGTGCCCGAGCAGAGGGTGGTACGCTGCCGACGGCGCAGACTGCCGACTACCTGCAGTTCGAGGTGATGGCGAAGTACGTTTATGGGCGATTCGCAGTGACGGGTGTCGCCAAGGCGATCGGCCAAGGCCTGGGTTCGCTCGTAAACGCCATGCAGGAAGCCATGACCGACATGGTCGAGAGCTTCCGGGTCAACCTGAATCGCATCCTCTGGGGCGATGGCACCGGGAAGCTCGCCCAGGTGAACGGTGATGTATCAAGCGATACGACCGTGACGGTGGACGGTGTGACCGGCTATGGCCAGAACGCCGTGGGCACGCGCTTCCTGGCCAAGGGCATGATCATCGACACGGCCGGCGGAGCATCGAACAACCTGGACTCCGAATCGATCGCGTCGGTCGATTCGACGACCCAGATCACGATGTCGCAAAACGTAACGGTCGACGACAACGCCTGGATCTATCTCGAGGACTCGAAGGACAAAGAGCCGATGGGCCTCTTGGGTATCGTGGACGACGGCACGATCGTCTCGACGTTCCAAAACCTGTCGCGCTCGACTTACGAGCAGGTTCAGGCCCTCGTGCTGGGCAACAGCGGGACCGGTCGCGACCTGACCGAAAGCCTGCTCGCTCAGGCCGTGATGCAGCCTTACGAGCGTGCGGGTGCCAGGATCGATCTCCTTCTCATGCACCCGAGCATGTGGAGGACCTACGCCGAATCGCTGATTTCGGCCGATCGGTCTTTCCTGGTCAGGCCGAACGAGACCCCGGTGTATTCGGGCGGCTACAATCCGGCGCAGGCCTCCTACATGGGCGTCCCGATCAAGCTGGATCTCGACTGCCCGATTCACAGGGTTTTCGCGCTCGACACGAGCGTGATCACCTACTACTACGCGGGTGACGGCATCGTCTCGTGGATGGACGACGACGGTCGTATCCTCTCCCGCGTCGCCGACAAGGACGCTGTCGAAGGAGTTATCAGGACTTACGGCAACCTCGTTTGCCGCAACCCCATGAAGCAGTGCCGCATCGACGACCTGAACTACACGGCGCCTGGCTTCATCGAGCACAGGTAGCCTCGATTGACGGGTGATTGATCCGTCGGGCCTCGGGCCGCTACCAATGCGGCCGGGGCCAATTGATGGTCAATTGCTGGAAGGGGTGAGACCGCAGCACAGAGGGGGCCTCGGAAGGAGTTGGCCGCCCGGAAGAGGCCCCCGCGATGAATCGCCATGCAGGTCGCAATCAATATTCAGCCGGGTGCAGACGTGGCGAGCTTTCTAGGGCTCCGTCATCTGCTATTCGGTGAAGGCAACCGACGTTGCCCTGGGTCGGTAGTGCGGCGCCTTCGTCGCGCCTTTCCCGACTGCACGCTCAAGATTGTCTGGGACAACTTCAGGCATTGCTGGGCGGTGCTGCAGAAAGGCCGGCACACGGGGCGCTGGATCTACATCTGTCCGTGGCACAGGGAGCCCACAGAAGAATTGATCCGCATCTTGCAGCGAGCCAAGATCGGCGGCCGCGGCGACCTTCAGGATCCGGTACGAGCCGCGATCGACGACTACCACAAGGCTTGCCGCGCCGAAGAACGGGCGCAGAAGCGCAGCCGAGAACTGGCAAGAGATCTCGTCAGGGACACCCGTTTCTACGTGCCCCACATGCTACGAGGTACTGAGCCGCTGAACCCGAGGTATACGCATGGGTTCGGCCCGGGGCGGAAGGGAAGACGGCGGTGAACCTTCGGCCGGTCGAGTTGGTCCAGGGCCTCAAAGACTTCATGGGCGAACTGGAATGGTCACAGGAGTCGACCGCCGATTCGTTCTCTGTGACGGAAGAGGCGATCGTCAGGGAGTTGGACGCCACCATCAGACGTCTCTGGAGACGTTTCATCGGTGCTCACGGCTCGCGATGGACCAAGACCGAGGACATCACGCCGGGAAGCACGACCGAGACGGCGCTGACCGCGCAGGATCGTTTTGCCGGCCTCGTAGCGGTCTACGACGAGAGCCGGAATCGCATCCCTGTCGTGCCCTACCACCAGGAGCGGGATTTCTACGACCGGGGCCAGCAAGTGGCCTGGATCCGCGAAGTGGACGGCACGATCAAGATCGGGTTCACGTTCCCGGATTCGGCCGGAACCGCCAAGGTATTCTATCTCGAAGGACCTCGTCGCATCATTGGCAAGCGCGGGACCGTGACGGGCACGTATCAGGCCACAGTGCCGTTCTGGGCGAACCGGACCTCGGGGTATTATTCGACGGCCGCAAATTACGTCGAGAGCATCCAAATTGTGAATGGGCAGCCGGACATCTCGACCTGGAAGCGCGGCCTGGTGACGAGCTACGACGGGACCACTCTGGTGTGGGCGACGGGCACGGCGGCCGATGATGTGTTTTGGTGTGTCGAGCCCGAATGGGCGCCGGAAGAGGCGCGGGATTTGATCGTGATCGATGCCGCCATCAGGCTTCGGCGCCTGGAGGGCAACGTGCCCGAGAACTGGCATTACGCCTTGCAGCGGGCCGAACTGGATTTCAGGGCAGCATATCATCCTGATATCGCGGGTCATTTGGCCCCGGCGATATTGCAGGATCTGATGTGAGGAGGGACAGAGACAATGAAGCATGTGAACGAGCAGCCGGTGTATCTCATTCACACCGGCGACCCCGAAAAGGCTTGGGATCCGGCCGATCAATCGACGTGGCCGAAAGACGAGAAAACCGGTCAGCCGATCGAAGGCGACTGGAAGAATGCCGTCTATCGGTTCTGGTTCGACGGCGACGAGCACGAGATCAAGCCGGGCGAGAGATGGGCGACGGATCGGGGTCGGGCGCTGTTCGTCCAGAGGAAGTGCCGTCGTAGGCTCGAGGAGCAGAAGCGCGATCCTATCACCGGGCGCGCCAAGGTTATCGTGCACGAGTTCGCGCCGGCCCTCGAGATCGAAATGGTCGCCGGCACCACCAAGCAGGCCGGGGCAGCCATCGGTATCAAGGTCGACGGCAAGCCGGCCAAGATCCAACCCGAACCGGACAAAGTGGTCGAGGCCCGGATGGTTGCCACTCTTCCGACCGAGAAGGTGGCCATCGAGGAGGCGGCGGCCGAGGAAGCCGTGGTCGTGAAGGCCGAGTCGGCGGGACTCGACAACCTCGGCCTGGACGAACTGAGGACGCTGGCCAAGGCCAAGGGGATCAATGTGCCGGCCAGGGCGAACGCGGCCGTAATCCGCAGCAGGCTCAAGGCCGCCGGCGTCTGAGATGCGAAACGGGGTGACGGGTGGGCAGGTTTGCGTGGACACAAGGCGGATTCAGCAAGGGCATGGTGCTGGACCGTGATGCACGCTACCTGCCCCCTGGCGCCTCGCCCTATCTGTTGAATGTCTTTCCGCGCGAAGGTGCGCTGTGGACTATCCCGGATCCGGTACAGTACCAGGATACCATCTCTTGGAGCGATTTAGCCCCGACTGGTGGCGGCACAGGGGCGCCAGATGCCAAGATCGACGCCATCCGCTATATCGGCTTATATAAAAACACTGCCAGCATCGTCTACGCGCACTTTGTGGCCCTCGTCGATGGTCAGGCCTATATCGTTCAGCTTCGGCATGCCTCGCTCAGGACCGCCAATACCGCCAGGGGGTATCCTGCCTGGTGGAGAGATATTACTCAATGGCCGGCGACGGCAGGTATCCATGGCTCGTCGGCGGTGATTGTCATAGGCTCATTTACGGATGGCGTCTACACCTACAATCCTGCTACGAACACTATCGCCGTCGTCGATTCGTCGTTCACAAATATGCTCGGTGTCGCTTACCATCAGAGTCATTTTTGGTCCTTCATCCGGAGTGACAGCACACTCTATGTCAGTAAGCAGGACGACCCGAGCGTAATGGACTATTACAGCTACGAAATCGGCGACCCTGGCGAGCGCATCACGGGCCTGCATCGGCTGGCGGACGACTTGCTGCTTGTCTTCAAGCAGGCGTCTATTTGGTTAGTCAGGAATACCCCGAGTTCTGGTATCTCGGTTCAGTTGCTGAGCGACAAGATTGGCTGCGAAATGCCCGGGACGATCCAACGGCTATGGGGTAGCCCGCTCATCTGCTTCCTCGGCTCCGACGGTGCGCTCAAGATTCTTTCGGGCTTGCAAATTCAAAATGCGGCACCACACATTCCGCCCGATTTAATTCAGAATCTCGCAAAGACTGAATATTTGTCTCTGGAAGCACATGAATATCGATTAGCCCTATATGGCGTCGCAACTCATTTCGGACATTACTTATTGCTACCCACAAACATAAGCATGAGTGCCATGAACTTGACTGAACGCCCGATTCGAGGGTTACTATTCGACACGAAACGCGAATTCTGGACAGCTTACTTCGATATTTATTCTCGTCATGATCCAGAGTTCCAGTTGACGCCAGTGCCGGCGATTCTCCCGCCCGATGGCAGCGCCTCAGGGGGCAATGTGCCCGCCATTCTCGCCTGGGATACTTTCGAGGGACTTGGCGCAGGTACCAATCGCCACCCGTATGTGTTCTGGCGAAAACCTGTCGAAGATAACGCTGTCAGCCACAATTGGGCCGTGAAGACCCGAAAAGTGATCTTGCCCGGCCAGAAACCTTTCCGGATAACGAGGTCGAGGCTCGTGGCGGGGCAGCGCAAGAGTGAGACGACGAGCATCATCTTTCGATTCGGTGATCGATCACAATTATCCCTCGCCGGCAATACGCAAGGGGATGTTCTGGACGATGTCGCCTCGCAAAAAGAGGGCGCTGCTGGCTTGGGCTTCGTTCATTCTGGCGCGGCCGGCACGGGGTGGCTCCGCTTTATGGGCACAAAAGCTAACAACTTGTCCGCCTATACAGATGGCTTTGAAACCTGGGTGACGATCGTCCCGTATCGCGGCAAGGCAATAGACGCGGCAAAGCTGCGTTTCGCTCTCTATTGGAACGATCTCACCGACAACGAAACACAGAACAGTGCCTACGGAGCACTTCATGTTGGGCGGAACCGAATTTTTCTGGACCCGCCGACCACAGTCGATCTCACCAAGATTTATCGCATCTATTGGGGAATCGAGGTTTCCGCCACCGTCGATCCGTTCATCGTCTACTTCGACAAATTCCGGGGGTTCGCCAATTACGGCGACAGCACGGTCGAAGGCAAGATCAATTGGTGGTACGAGGTTCGCCACCGTTCCGGTCGGCGTAGACGACAGGCGCGGCCCCACCGGATGCTGGCCTACGAGACCGAGATCTACACGGATGACAAGGGCGACTTGGACGAGCGCCGGCGCTACCGAATGCCCATCCCTAAAGTGCCGCGAATCGAGGAGGCGACGGTCGGAGTATCCCGCCAGCAGCGGATGGACGGCTCGTACAACGAACTGTCGTCCGAAATGGTGGCGATCGAGGACGTCGAGTTAGAACTGTTCACCGAGGAATTCGTCTATGTTGCATCCGAAAGCTGACAGCCACGACCTGTATGCCTTTCTGTCCGTGTGGGAGCGGAAGGTCAATGTGTTCTTGCACGGCCAGAGGGCGGGTTGTCGGCTGGAGTACGTGGACGCGGCGAACCTCAAGATCAAGAGCGGCGACATCTGGTTCCCGGGTGGCCTGCGCAGAAATCTCGACGACCTGACCATCACCATGGGAACCGACATGGTGGACGGGGTAAGCGAAGCCGCCGATACGTGGTATTACGTCTACGCTCGCCCTCACAAGACGAATCCCGAAAGGTGGGAGGCGATATTCGACACGACGGCGCCCGACGCCGGCGGTACCGGGCGGCATCCGACCGAGGATTGGGTGTACCTCGGGGCGGTGCGGAACAACAATTCGTCGAACCTCGTATCGTTCGACCAGGCCGGCCGGCGGTTTTATTGGAGGGACATCGTTCTCAGCGGTACATGGGGAGGTTTGCCGGTAGGCCCCGGTCCCTGCGGAACTCTGGTCCCACCGAATATGCTCGGCCTGTTCGAGCAAGAAATCCGACTAGATTCAACCTCTGCGGTCGAGGGGATGTTTTCCCTCTACACGACAGCGGCAGGCAGCGGCACAACCGCATCTGCGCTACGCTTCTGGGCAGATGCGGGCAGTAGCGAAAGACAATTCGAGTTCGCGGTTTGCGCGGCCGACGGTTCCGGCCAGGTTGGCGTATACGCACGCGTCACCGCAGGGACATACACGCCAGGAGGGGTCGCCGTCCAGCTATGGAGCGTCGGCTGGGTCGATCCGTTCCTGCCTGCGGGATAGGAGAAGATGATGGGTTTCTTTAAGAAGCTGCGCCGGGGTTTCCGAAGACTCGGGCGCGGCATCAAGCGTTTTGGCCGCAGCCTTGGGCGTGGTCTGCGACGGATCGTACCGTTTGCAGCGCCGTTTCTGCTTACCGGGGGTCTTGGCAGCCTTGGCCGCTTCGGCCGTTGGCTGGGCCGCGGATTGGGCGGTCTCTTTGGTGGCGGTCGTAGGGGCGGGCCGATGGGGCCGGCCGGCTTGATGGCTCCGCAGGGTTGGGGTGGCGGTTGGGGTGGTGGCAGTTTCTGGCAGCAGGCCCTGATGCATGGCCTTGGAAGCTTCATCACCCGTAGATGGGGACCGAAAATGGGGCCAAAACCCTTTGGTGGTGATTATCTGGCTGGTTTCCAGCAGCAGCAACAGCGACACATGCAGCAATGGCGCCAGGCAAACGAGGCATTGCTGGAGCGCAGCAAGGAACGGATGCGCGCGGAACTCGCTTCGCGGGGCGTCTTGAGATCATCGGAGCTCGCCCGGGGTTTGGCGGGGCTCGAAGCCGAACACAACGCTCGGATGCAGGCCGGTATGATGCAACTTCTCCAGCAGGGTATTTCACTCACGCCCCGAATGACGCAGCTTGCGCAAGCCCAATACGAGGCGGATCGGGCGAGGCGTGCGCAGTTCGGCCAGTTCGTCGCCACAACCCTCGGCGGAGGGTTGGGCGGGGCCTTCGGCCGCAGGCAGCCCCGTTGGCAGACGGGATCCAGGGTGGCCATGATGAACCGGATGGCGATTCCCAATTATCAATTGCCGCAACCGGGCGGGATGTTCAGTGCCGGCCTGAGTCAATTTGGCTTGATGCCGTTAGGAGGCTGATCGTATGAGTGATGCGTTTGCCGATTGGGCCTCCGGTTGGACAGCGTGGTTTCGGGAGCAGCAGGCCGCAAAGGCGGCCGAACGAGCGGCCGAATTGAGCGAGATGCGCTTGGCGCTGGAAGCCGAGAAGATCCAGCAGGGCTGGGCGCAATTGCAGGCGCAGAAAGAAGAGGCCCGGGCTTCTCGCGAATTACAGCAGAAAAAGGTCGGCCTTGAAGAGCGTCGTGTCGCCGTGTCCGAACAGACGCAAGCCGCAACAGAGAAATACCAAAAGGGTCTCCTGGGTGTTCAAGAGCAGCAAGCGCAAGCGCTCAAGGCTTATCGCGAAGAGCAGACGAAACTCGAACGCGAGAAAATGGAATGGGACAACTTCTGGCGCAGAATGGCGCTGGCCAACGAGGCGCGTCGCCTCGGCATCGCCGAAAAAGAGGCGTTGCGGAAGGCTGGTGAGGCTGATCGACAAAGCCAGACTGAGACTGCCAAGGCATTCGCTTCGTTCACCCAAGGGATAGAGCGCCTCGCCAACCTCGGAGATCCGGGCGCATCCGTCCTGGCCCGCCGCGTGATGGCTCACACACTCGGCTTGTTCTCGGTCGAGAAGAGCCTCGCCAGGAAGGCGCTCAAGGAGGTTGAGAAGAAGCCTGTCGAGCAGACCGCCAAGGGGGCGGTGCCAGCCATAATAGCCCACATGGCCGAAAGCACGGAGGCATTCACCGAAAAGGCCACATCGGCGGTTCAGCAGCTTGGTTCGGGCGACTTCCCGAACACTGTCGCCCGCCAGCGGTTGGCATTCGACACGATCAAGATGTGGCTTCAGGGTGTCGCCGACCAGACCAAGGAGGCTGTGGCCGCCCTGGAGCATCAAGCCAAGGGCCTCGAAAAGATCGTCAACGACTCGAACCTGACGACCCTGAACATGATGAGCCTGATGACCGGATCTATCGATGACGCCGCCAGGCTTCGAGGCTACAACAACGCCGCCGAGGCGGTTCAACGTGCGATGCGCGCACAGGCCCAAATCGCCTTACTGCGCCAGAAGCAGGCGGAATTGGTCGACAAACGTAGCGAGCTTCTGCAAAATCTGGTGAAGGGCGGTATGGAGCCAGAGCAAGCCAAAAACCTGATCGCCGGCTACTTCTCCGAGATCGGGCAATTGGCTGCCGAGAGCCAGAAAATCGTGGACGCCGTGCAATTTGTAGCCCGGAATGTCTTCGATCCCGTGGCATATCTCAGGCCACAAAGGTTTCGGCCCCCGAGAAGCCCCCTGTCTCCGGCCTATTCCAGCATTGCAGCGCCGGGTAAGCCTGTCGTTCAGGTTTTGCGCGATTTGGGCAAAGCCACACTGCAATCACTCAAGCGAGAAAGCTGGTTCGATTTGGCTCTCCGGACCGATCCAAACAAGGTGCGCCGGATCTTCACGGAGCGGTTGATCTCGGGTGCCCAGGCGATCTTTGGTGATCAGCTTACCAGCTACCATTTCGCCGCCTTGGGGTCGAAGGCTGTCGGTGTTCAGAATTGGATCGATCAGTTCTATGCCCTGCAGATCGGCCGCAGGCTGGCCAGGGAGGGTCGATTTGCGGACACCGAACGTGGCATCTTCGAGGCCGAGGCCGGCGCGGGTAGGCAAGGACGCGTCGCTGGGGAATGGCCTGCCCAGGGACCGCTGCCAGTGCCGATGACGAGCGGTATCGGCCCGGCGGAACAGATGCCAATGCGGGAGGGGCCGAATGGCTGACGGAAGCCAGACGAGCGAAAACCTGCGCACAGATCTGTTGCCGTCCTTCGCGCCCGACAAACAGCCCGTGGCCGACCTTCCCGGGGCGCCGCCTGCACAGGTGGATCCTGTGATGGCAGAAATCCAGAAGCGCGGCCTGATCGAGCCGTATCCGCAGGATGTAGACCGCCGGACCTTCGAGCAGAAGACGCGGGACGAGCTACTCGCCGACGAGATCGAAGCTCTCGACGCCGCACATAAGGAATACCTCGATAGGACCGGCGGAACGGTCTACCAGATATTCAGCAAGGGTTGGGAGCGGCTGAAGAAACTACCCACCAGCACGATGAACTACGTGCATCGGTTGCACGAGAGCGCAGTCGACGCCGGGATGCGACTGGTAGGTGGTCCAGCCATCAGGACGGCTGTCGGGACTTCGTTCGCCGGCAAGTTTGCTGCCGCCACCCTGGAAGAGGCTGCAAGACGGACGATGCTTGCTGCCCCGGGCTATGCTGGCGGCGCCCTTCTATCTGGTCTCAGCCGACTTTCCTACGCACTCTTCGAGGCGCCGGCAGGGTTTATTGTTGGCGCGATCAAAGGGTCGGGGGAGACCATCGAGCGGCAGCAAGCCGAGAAGGCCCGTGAGCGGGCCACAGGCGCGTCGGCCAAGGAAAAAGGGGTAGATGTAGGGGGTGCAGTCGAACGCGTCGTGGGGACGCTTCAGGGCGCCCTGACGACCGGAGTATCGTCCTTGCTGCAGGGATTGATCTGGCGAGAGCCGGGGAAATTCTACCACTGGTCGGACGTCTTGGCCCATCTCGGCATCCCGAAGGATCTGTGGATCTCGAACGCCATTCAAGCGAAAGCGGAAATGCCTTATGATCCGCAGGCATGGCTAATCAGCCTCCTGGATCCCGAGCGAGCCGCAATTACCCGGGCGTACCACAACGAACGGGCGCGATTGGTTCGGGAGATGACACCTACCGGCATGCGGGAAAAGATTGGCCCTCTGCCGCGTGAAGTCCTCGGCGCGGTGCTGGCTGTGAAGTTGGCGCCCCAAGCGCCGATTCGTGCCTTAGCCAAAGGCACGGCACATGCCGCCCGCTTCGTCAAGGCCACCGGCAAGCAGGGAATCGCGTTTCTGCGACGGGCGGCCGAAGCGGCCAAGGCTGCCGGTAAGGATGTGGTCGAGTTCGAGCGCACAGGCGGTATCTACACCCGTTTCGCCGGCGGTGTTCATAGAGCGGTCACTCGATGGAGCCGCGCAGGCCTCAAGGAACGCTGGAACTCGTTCCGCGCGGCCTTCGAGCGGCATCTTGGCGCCCGTCCACCAATCAAGAATATCGAGATTCCAGTTGATGAATTGACCGAATGGTTGGATCGGGTAGAACGTGGTGCCACCCTCAACGAAGCGGGTGTCTGGGAGGTCCCCGAGGTTGATGCCGCATTGACAGCGCTCGTAAAGACTGGACCTAGAGCTTTGATGCCGCAGTACTACCTTCCCGGTGTAGGGTTAACGCCACAAGAATACTTGGGTGGATTAGCCCGCCTCCTGCACCACGTCATCGAGTTCGCCCCGGAACGGGCAAAACTGATGCGCAAGGCTTGGGAAGAGGCTTACCATCTGGTCGATCAGTACCCCGAGCACCTTCGCCTGGTTCTGGAGCTTCGCACGAACCAGTGGATGCAGGACGTCGAGCCTTTGCTGGATGCGATTGTGGATAACTACGAGAACCCGGCCAGGGTCCTCGATGTCGTCAGAGACCATATCGAGCTTCGAAAGCCGTTCGAGACGATGCCGGATCTTGAGAAGGCCGCCGAGAGGGCAGCGCAGATCGCCGGCATTATCGAGGCTGATCCCCAGGGCGCGCTGGCTCGCTACGCAGCCGATCTCACGGACTATTTGACCGGCGACCTGAGCGAAAGCCTCGTCGAAATGGAGGCGACCCTGACGGCGCTGAAGAACGGCTCGCCAGCCGAGCAAGAGCAGTTTCGCAAGTTCGTCGAGATCCGGGAGTTCGCCAAGGAGATTGCCGGGAAGGTCCGCGAGACCGAGGCCGACCTCGACACTGTTCAGAAGCATCTCGAACAAATCAAGCGCGCTGAGGCCGCAATGGCCGCCGGCGGGCGTGAAGTCAAGAAGGTCCGGGGCGAATATCGGCTGCGCGACCAGCAGGGCGTAGCGGAACAGATCGCCAAGCAGGCCGAGGAAATCGTCAAATCGGCCGAGGCGGACCCGTTCGAGATCGAGGAACCGCCTTTGAGCGACGACCTGCACACCAGGATCCTCGCCACCACTAAGACCGACACCTCGCCCGAAGTACTTGAGGCTGGTCGTAGGGCCGCCGTAGAAGCTGGCGCGGCAAAACTGAGCAAGCTTCAAGCGCTCGCTCAGACGGCACAGAAGGCGCAGGAGTACAGAGAAGTCAAGGAGGCTTACGAGCAGTTGCGGCAGGGGCGACAAAATACGCTGGTCCCCATCCCGCTTCTTCAACGAGCGCTGGGCGACAAGGTGCCTGCCGACCAGTTCGAGGCGTTGCTGCGCCAAATGGAGGCGGATTACGTCATCGACTTGCAGCCTGTCAGCCACGTCGATATCGTGCCACCCGAACTGCGTCACGGCGTAATTCAAGATCCTCATCGGGGACCCCTCTATTATGTCCACTGGCGAAAAAGGGGCGCAGATCAAGCGTTGATGGATCTCATCAATCAAGGGCAAGCTGTCCCGACATCCGCCACAAAGCCGGCATCCGGCCGAAAGATAGAAGACTACAAGGCGGTCAAGGCTGCCTATGAACGCCTGCAGGCAGAGAGGCAAATCCCCTTGGTGCCCATCCCGTTGCTACAGCAGGAGCTCGGAATGCCTGCTGATCGCCTTGAAGCATTGCTGCGGGAAATGGAGCAAGAATATGTCATCGACCTTAATGCCGTCAGCCATCCGGACGCCGTTCCTCCCGAACTGCGTCACGGGATAATCCATGATCCGCACCGAGGTCCGCTTTATTACGTCCATTGGCGGAAAAACGGTGCGAAACAAACACTGATAAATCTTATCGATCAAGAGCAGATCGGCCCTGAATTCACCGTGCTGGCCAAGGACATGCCGACTGCGGTTCTCGATACGATCTTCGATATCTGGCGCGAGGGCGACGACACTCTGGCGATCCAGCACTTGGTATCGGCTTGGCCGGCGGCGAAGGCCCACCTGCCGGCATATCTGCGGGCCAATCCGGAGGCGCTTGAATTGTTCAAAGGCCTCCATGCCGACACACTGACAGCGATGGAAAAGGTATTCGGCGAGCCCTTCCTGACGACCAAGACCCGGGCGGCGATGTGGCAGATGTGGCTGGCCGCGCAGCCCGAAGAAGTTCAGAAGGTCGCTGTCCAGACGGCCGATCGGCTGATTCAGGGCGGTCTGGATCCAGCCACGGCCTGGTCGGCAACCAAGCACCACGTCGGCAAGGTTGCGGGTTTGGAGGAGGCAAACGAGTTTTTCGACCGTTTGAGCGAGTACGACGTGGTCCAGGAGGAACTTGAGGCCGTCGAGAAGTTGGCCAAGAAGGCCCGGAAGTTGGACAAGCCCACCCGGAAGCGCGTGGTGAAACAGTACGAGGGGCGGGTGAAGCAGCTTCGGGAAAAGCGGACGCAACTGGCCGAGATGTTGCGGATCGACTACATGCGCCGCTTGCACCGACTGTACCGGTTAGGCTTCGGTAGCTGGCTGGCTGACCCCGATGGTCTGGTAAGGACGACCGAATTGCCCGGGCCTGCGGGGGAGCTATCCAGGGCGTTCGCAAAGCGGTTCGGCGAATTGAAGGTCACGGCTGAGGATTTCGGCGCCCCTCTGCCGATGGAGGATACGATCCTGGGATATTTCCCACACATCATCTCGAAAGAGGGCGTGACCGCGATGCGGCAGGCTCTCCGGCGAGATGTCGAATATCTGAAGTCGAAGCAGCTTGGCGAGACGTGGCTGAAGATCGAAGCTGCCATGGCTGAGGGCGACTACCAGGCTGCCAAAGACGCCGATTTTACAGGTCTGATCGGCGAACTGGACTACGACGAGTTTCTGCGCCTGACCCCGGAGGCGTGGACCGAGAAAGCACAGGAGATCCTCGCCCGCCGTCTGGAGACCTACGAGGCCCTGATCGAGAAGGACTACGACGAGATCATTCTGGATCCCGAGCTACACAACAAGCTGGATCTCTATCTGACCACCAAGATCGCAGAGACAAGCGTCTACGGCTCGCCAGTGTCGCAGATCGAGCGGGGCCGGGAGGTATTCCGAGGACTTCCCGTGGGAGCCAAGAACGATGCGGTCAACGCTGGCAGGGCGCCGGAAGTGGCTGGTTGGGACTGGCCGGATAATCCGTGGAACTTCTACGAGGAAAACCCCGTTCTGGCCATCCAGCAATATGAAAAGGCGCTAGGGGCTAGGGTCGCAGGCCAGGCTTTCCAGGACCTCGTGCGGCAGTTCGCCAAGGATCCTCTGCTCGATCACGTCGTTCGGCCAACCAGCATGGCGGCGACACCCGGTGAGGTGTTGGAGACCGGCGACCGCTGGACGGTGATGCCTCTCGACACAATGAAAGACATTCAGGTGAATGAGGCGGACCCGCTTGGCAGGATGATCCTGCAGATTGCCACCCAGCCGAAGCCAGGTCTGTCGTTCTACTCGCTGGGCGAAGAGATCGACCGCCGACTGACAGAGGCCGCCATGAACCTGCCGGGCTACGTCCTGCCGGCCGTAGCCCGCAGGCTCACCGACATGACGGGTAAGGCGCTGCGGGGGCTGTACAAGTTCTTCCACGGCAAATCGCGAGAATACCTGTACATGACGCCGTTCAGTGCCAAGAGCCACATCCACAACTACATCGACAACCGGCTGATGCTGGCGTCGCTGGGCGTGAGCCAAGAAAACATCGTGCGCGGCGAAGCGGCGGCGTTGATGGATCTGGCCGGAGACTGGACGGCCAGCAAGCCGATTACGAGTCTGATTGACCGGCTGGCGAAGGGTGAACTGGACACGACGCTGAGACCGACCCTCGAAGGCTTCAGGCTCGCCGTTCCGCTGGACAGCTACCTGGACGCACCGTTCATCCGGGAGTATCTGTCGAAGCTGCCGGACGACGAATGGACCGCCGTTTCCGGCACCAAGGAACGGAAACTGTGGGATCTCGACGCCGGCAAGGACGTCCCGGTGTCGGCTGTCGTGGGGGCGGGCCATCAGCGCCGGAAGCTGATGGCGTACCTGCGATGGAAGGACATCAACAAACTATTCGAGCACATGGCGGCCAATGAGCTACAGCGGTTCGGCCTTCAGAGCCATTGGAGACCCACGCCCAAAGCCGCGGCCCACGGTTTGACCGAATACGTCAAACAACTGAAGCTGCGCCGCCCCCTGACATACAAGGCCCTTGTCGAGACGGCCAAGGACATCTTGGGTGGTGAGGCGACGGGCGAGTTGAAGCAGTTCGATCTTGCAACCTTCCTGGAGAACACGGAGGTGGCGACAGGTGAACTCTGGAACCGCCTGTGGGCCGGCGTAGACAAGCTGGTTGGCGTCGACCTGATGAGCCGGGTCGCACAATGGGTCGAGGCAGGCGCACGGAAGGCGGCATTCTTCCACGCCATCGAGACAATGCAGATGACGCCGCACGAAGCCCTGAAGTGGGTCGACGACGCATTCATCAACTACCGCCGGCCAGCCAGGACCTTCAAATTTACCGGCGAGAAAGTGGTGAAGACCACCAGCGGCGGCGAGGCGGCCGAGATACGGCCGACCTTCAAGGAGACCGTGGAACTGCCGCTGTTCGGTGGATATCCGATCGGTGTGCCCGAATCGCTCGAGGGTCGCTTCGGAACCCAGGGCGTGACAGAGGCACTAAAACGACTCTTCCCGTTCACCACGTTCCGGATCTACAATTTCGGCCGGACGTGGCGGCGGGTGTGGGAGAACCCTGACTTCTACCTGCGAACGATCCATCGGCTCACACAGGCCGGCAAGATCGGCGCACAGGTGAGCGAGAAGGACGAAGACGGACACGCTCCATCCTACGCGCCCGAAGTATACTGGGCGCTGTTCAACAGCCAGTTGACGGGCGCGCACCTGCAAATGGCGTTGCCGCTCGGCATGACTCAACGGTTGAGCCGACAGAAATACTCCGGCCGGATCATCCGGCAAGTCATGCCCGATTTCGTGGATGTTGGCGAAGCTGCGTCATTCCTGCAAGTTCTACAATGGCCGTATGCCGCCCTTCGCAGTCTGTCCTGGGCTTTCCTCGAAGACAGAGCGGCCTACACGACCAACTACAAGACGCTCAAGGATCTCGTCAGGGAAGAGATCGGCCACGCGGGTTTTCCGCTGCTTCAGAAGACCGTGGAGTACATCACGAACACAGACTTGAAGCGATGGAAGAAGCTGGACGAGGAAGAGATGATCGACACCCTCCTGGACGAGGCGATCGAGGCACGCCGGACCAGTCTATTCGGCTGGTACATCACGAAGGCACAGTATGGCCTCACGGAGGCCCTGCCGACCGTCAGGATCCAGAAGTTCTTCGAGAAGTTCCACCCGGCAGCGGTGCGCTACGAGCCTGAATGGCGGGATCTCGCCCGCCAGTTGGGCACGTTCTATCGGATAAACCTTGCGGACAAGAGCCTGCGCTTCATGCGGACCCTACCCAAGACCCTGACCAAACGCGCAAGCGCCCTTGGGAAGATTCGGGCGTTCTACCGCGAATATCCCGAGGCTCCCTGGTTCTCAGGACGGACCCTGCGGCAGGAATTGCCGCAAGACTGGTATCGTCTGAAACTCAGGGAGGCGCGCGACATATTCCGGCAGCAGATCAAGCTGCCCAGCGGCCGCACCTTGTGGGACGTGATCCGGGATGTGCGATCCCGTGGAGAGGAGTTGAGCCGGTGACCTGGAAAGAATTTCTCCTGAAGTTCGCCAGCCGCAAATTTCTGATCGTGGCGCTGTACGTGGGCGCCGGCGTAGCGTTGACGCTGGCGGGAACGAAGGTGGGAGATGTTTGCAAGATCCTGGAAACAACGTGGCCTGCGGTGGCTGCGTACATCGGCGGCGAGGCGGCTGTGGATGTTGGTCGAGCGCTTGCTGTCGGGAAGAAGGAGGCGAAGGCGGATGAGTAAGTGGAGCAAGGATGCCCTGGAAGAGGGCGTAAAGGCCGGCATGATCGAGAAGGAAACGGTGACCTTCGAGTTCTACCGGGAGAAGCAGCGGCCGCACGTGTTGCGCAAGGTCTGCCCCTTGTGCGGCAAGGTGTACGACAAATTCCTGATCATTGCCGGCCCGGGCTACGGCTGTCGTGACTGTTACCGCAAGATGCTTGGCAGGCTTGGGATCCGGATCGCCAAACAGCACATCAAGGAGATCGAATCCGGCATGGACAAGGTTTGACGAAAGGAAGAGGGACGGCATGCGGCGAAAACTGGAAGAAGGAACGCTCACGACGCTTTTCGTGCTCGTGGTCTTTCTGGCGGTCTTGGCGATAATCGGTGGCGCTCCAGCTGACGCCAAGCAGCCCGGCACGATCCGACAGAAGTTCGATTGCGTGATCGGCGAGTACGGCGGCGCCAACATTACCGCCACCAATTCGATCGATGTGAGCACCACCACCACCTACAGCGATCCGATCCAGGTAGGCGGCGGCTGGAACGAGGTATCGACATCAGGACACCTTCGACAATTCCAGGAGGGCAGCGAGTACCACGCCGTCTACATCAAGGTGAACGTGACCGATGCCGGTGGCGTGGTGGATGTGGACCTTGAGATTGAGGTGAGCCGAGACGGCACCAATTTCTACGCAGTGTCGCCGTCCATCACGAAGAACGTCACGGCCGATTGGGAAGCGGTGTGGGTAGTATCGCTGCCACCTTGCAAGTATATCCGCCTGAAATGCCCGAACGACGGCAGCAACAGGACCTATTCGATCGAGGGCCTGGAGATCTGGAGGTACTGACCATGCGCAACGAGAAGGCTTTGCAGGGATTGCTGGGCTTCCTGATCGTGGGGATGCTGTTCATCGTCGGCTGGAGTGGCCAGTACACGCTGAATATAGATAGCCAGGTCAACAGCCTCGGCGTCGGCACGGCGGCTCCAGGGTCGACAGGGAACATGGAGTTTTCGGGGAGTCTGAAATGCACAGCGTCGGGTGAGCACTACCATCCGGTATTGCTCATCAACAACGACGATGACACGGGGCTGTATCAGAGTGACTATGGAAGTGGTTCTATTGTTTATCGAAACAATGGGCAAAACAAAGTTACGTTTGCAAATGGATACAGTGACTTTGTACAGACTGTCCGTGTAAACAGTACGATAGTAGCGGGAATGAATAAGCTCTCAGAAGCCCAAATTTGGTTTGGGTTTCCAACCTCAACTCCCGGCTCGTCCAAGATCGTTCTCAACAATGACTCCGGGGCTTACGACGCCATGGAATTTCTTGGTCCAGCAGATGCGGACAATGATGCTTCGGTGTCGATGATGAAGCTGACGACGAGCGGGGCTGATCTGCCTCTCGGAGCCGGCACTGCATCCGGCAAGGGCATCACAATCGGCAGCACCACGGTCCAAAACGACAACGTGCTGGTGCT